TGTTAAAAACCCCATTGAGATCAACTCATTTGTTTTTATGCTATATAGTAATTTTTTAAAATACGGCTCTCGCGTTTCTTCTGGACTAACAGAAACACCGTCTTGATCTATCTCATAAATATACCCGCTACTGGTGCGGTAAGGCGTAGCGGTTAAACCAACCACCCTAACTAATTTATTATGAGATCTTATACCGTCAATTATTTTTATAATTGTTGGCGTTATCCCATGTGCTTCATCAATAATTATGACGCCAAAGTTATTTGTGAATTTTTCTATACTATTATTAACAGTAATAGGCGAGCCAAAAACAACCCCGTTTTTTAAACACTTCTGGTTAGCGCTAGCACTAAATATTGAAGCGGGTTCACCAAGCGCTAAATATTTTGCGTGGTTTTGAACAACTAACTCCTTAGATGGCGCAAGGCATAACACTTTTTTGCTGCTAATTTTTAAAAGCTTTTTCGCTATATCTGCAATTATTAAAGATTTGCCTGCACCCGTGGCTAATTCTAGCAAGCATGGCTCATAACATGTTTTAACAAAATCCATTGCAGCTGTAACTGCGTCAACTTGATAGGGTCTTAAAATCATTTAACACCCCATGATTTTGTCGGCTTGCCCCTATATTGCTCTAGGTCGACATTTTGAAGTTCGGGTATACTTTTGTATTGAATGCTACCTTTTCGCTCTATAGGGTACACTAGAACGCCGCTAATGTTGCTTTTTTGCCCGTCTGCTAAAATAATTAACTGTTGACGCAATTCTTCAAGGTAGGTTTTTAGTCTATCCATTTCAGCTTTTGTATCATTAAAAACTTGCGCTAGCTGCTTTGCTTCTCTTGTTTGAACTAGATCTATCAAATGTAAATCAGGTTTTTTTATCTCAGCTAAATATTTTTCATGGAATTTTTTTAACTTCGGTATATTTTCATCAATCCAAATTTGGGAAAAATCAATAGTTTCTAAACTTGATCCAACCGAACTCCACTGGTAAAAATGACACTTGTTGCGGCCAGTAGCTAGCATTTCAATTTGCATTTGTGCATAATATTGCGGTTGTTCAATCATAGATTTAAAATCAGAGCCGTTTCGCTTGCCGTACGGACATTTGATTTCTAAAACTGCACCGTCATCCACTAAACCATCAGGGCTAGCGCCAAGCCATTCATATTCACTTGATATATGAAAGCCCGTTTCTGTTACATTTAGGCCCGTTTCCATCTCGAAATCAGCTTGGGCAAAGCTTTCAAATTTAGTGCCGTATTCGGTGGCAATATTACCCGTGAATTCGCTTTCGGCGTTGTGGAATTGGCGAACCATTGCCCGCAAAACATCTTTAGGTTTACGGAATGGATCACAACCTAATATCGCGCCAACACTTGAGCCAGTTACTAAGCCAATTCTTTGTTTAAACCATTCAGGGGATCTTTGTTCAATCATTTTTATTACTCCAAAAAAAAGAGGGTATTGCTACCCTCAAAGGCACAGGATTAAAAAGGGATATCAGAATCAAAATTTTGTGCGGCTTGCGGCGCTTGAGGTTGTTGAGTTGGTGCTATACCTTGGCCTGCTGATGATACAGCGTTTACCCAGTTACCCTTTTTATCGTTTATTTCCCAAGTGGCCAGACGGATAATCATCGGTTTATTCATTAAGTTGATACTTAACGACATATCATCAGGTTTAACACCTGCGGCGTATATTGCACCGCCGGCGTTTGCATCAATGGCAACTAGCATTGTCATTGCTTTTTCTGCTTTTTGGGGGCTAACGTCTGAGATACGAACCTTTTGGTAAACCTTACGGCCTTTAAATTCACCCTCTAAAATAGCCCATCTTAATGATATGTAAGTTTCTTCTTGATAAGAATCCCATTTTGCTTCATCAATTGCGGCCTTTACTTTTGTGCCGTCTGGAATTGGCTCGAAAGATCCACCGCCTAATTCAAAGGCATTTTGTACTTTAGTTTGTCCGAAAAAATTAGTCATTATTTTATAATCCTGTTACGTGGTTTTTGAATGGGTTTTCGTTTAGTATTACTGGCAAATCTTTAGTGATGCCATATCGGTTTTTACTTACATTTGAGGCAGTAGCGGTTACTGATAATACTCGACTGCCGTCAGATATAATCTTTTTATCATCTTTAACAAAAGACTGTAATTTTATAAAGCCTACAATGTCAACGTCATCGACATATGGCGCGGTGGAGCGCTTGCCTAGTCGTAAATTGTACCTGGTGTAAGGGTCTTGATCGGGTAGGTCAATTGTTTCGGTGTCAGCGTGAGCTATAAAGACAATACTCATTCCCTTATTATTAAGGATGCCGCAAGCTTTTCTGACTCTGCCGTGCAGCGCCGCAACAGCTACCAAACCAGCACCATAACCGCCAAGGGCTTGATTAATTGATTTAGGTTTTTTAGGGTCGCTTGATACTATATGATCTATAAACATTCTTTCTAATGCAGTTACCGAGTCAATAACCAAAGTTTTATAATTATGCTCTTCTTTAATTAATGAAGTTAATTGATCCCATAGATCATCGGCTTTACTTAATACTGGGAAAGCGTCTGGGCGGGTTTCTAGCGGTATGGCTTGTAAACCGTCCTCGGCCCTAATAAATATAGGCGTTGGGAATGTTGCAGCTAGTGAACTTTTTCCTAGGCCAGCGTCACCTAATACGGTAACTAACGGGGCGCGATCTTCGGGCTTACTTATGGTGTTGAATACACTCATTTGTTTTTTCTCCTTTCTTATTTCTGAAGCAACTATAAACATTAAATTAATGTATGTAAACAATTAAATGTATTAAATAGCATTTAATTAATATATTATGTCATCAATCAATTAACTATATAGAGTAAATAAAAATGAAAGACGTATTAAAAGAAATCGTAACAGAATTGCAAGACAGAAATTTAACAGTAGTCGCAGAGCGTACAGGTATAAGCAGAAACACTTTAAAAAATATTCGAGACGGCCATAATACAAACCCTACTTTGTCAGTTTTAAGCGAAATATATTCATACTTGGAGATATAAAAATGCACAATCAGTATAGAAATGCGGGCTTCCATGTTTTTGGCCTGCATGGCGTCACCCGTGGCGTATGCAATTGCGGAAATGAAAATTGCGAGGCGTTTTATAAACATCCATTGACTAGCGCCTGGCAGTATACGCCGTTGTGGGATGATAGCCAGTGGGAAATGATGCATTTAATGGATGCATTCAAAACGGGGTTCGGCGTGTTATGCCGAGGCCATTTAATAATAGATATAGATCCAAGGAACGGAGGCAATGAGGGTTATGATCAGCTAGTAACAGACACAGGTATTGATTTTAAAGATCACTCCGAGTTTGTTGTTGCAACAGGTGGCGGCGGGTGGCATATATACTATAAACATAATAGTAATGAGAAATTGCACAGTAGCTTAAAAGCTTATAAAGGCGTAGATTTTAAGTCATCAGGTTTTGTTGTTGGCGCAGGTTCAATGCATGAATCTGGTACGCAATATGAAGTACAAGAGGGGTTTGTTGATGATATAACCGAGTTGCCGGCGGTATTAAAAGAAGTATTAACAAAGCGTGAAATTATTCGGGATAGTTTTTCAGCTAATAACACACAGGTAACAGCAACCGAAATTATAGAATTATTATCATTCGTTAGTTGTTACGATGATTATTATGAGTGGCTCGAAATCGGAATGATTATACATGAGTCGCTCGGGTCTGACGGTTATGATATTTTTGATAATTGGAGTAAAAATTCTGATAAATACGACGCGGCACAAATAGATCTAAAATGGCATTCATTCGGAAAAAGCAGTTCAAAGGTAACAGTCGGAACCTTGATCCAAAAAGCAAAAGCAAACGGCTATATTCAATCAGTGACTTTCGATGATAATACTATCGCCCCAGCGGTTACTATAAATACCCATGTTGATCTAACAACGGCCACCGGCTTAGTTGGTGAATTTATAGAGTATATAAACGGGTGTTCACGATTCCCCCGAAAAAACCTAGCAGTATCAGCAGCACTGATGGCAGTCGGTAACATCGGCGGCATGAGGTTTGAAGATGAAGCGTACGGCGTAACACCTAATCTATTTTGCTTTAACGTGGCAGGGAGCGCAACAGGTAAAGAAGCAATTCAGCAGGCACAAAATGAATTAATGTTTGTTGCAGGAATGGGGACAATAGGGTACGGCGCGATAAAATCAGAACAAGAAATATATCG